GAATCATCACATCCGGCTGATCGTTCACGAACACATAGGCCAGGGCAGCGAACAGCGATACCCAGCTTTGGCCGGGCCTGGTCCTGCGCACGAAGGAATCTTCAGCCACATCACCCGCCCGGATGGTTTCCTGGGTGGTGCGGTGCCTGGCCTGGGCATCTTCCAGTTTCAGCCGCTCCATTTCTTCAATGTGGCGGCGGATGCTGTCTTCGTTCCGGTAAGCCAGCTCCTTGAGCTTGACGAGTGCATCAGGATTGCCCTGCAGCTGCTGCATGGCTTTATCCGGGTCATCGGTACCGGTCGCACCACTGACAAGCGATACGCCGGCCGCCACGGCACCGGGCACGTTGCCGGTCAGCAGGGAGCCGACCAGGGACGCGCCGGTACCGGCGTTTTCTTTGATCCAGCTGCCTACACTACTCCAGTCCATGCCGGTCTCCTTCAGTCGATTCGGTACTTTTTTCGGCTGGCCCACCATGCGGGGATATCCATGTTCGGGCAGGTTTTGCGCGAGTCCAGATCACGATGGCCAACCACCTCGGCTGCCGGGTATTGCGCCAGCTTTGCGTGCAGCCAGCCCTCAAGTATTCGCAGCTGGTCTTCATCCGGTGCCGTGTCGGTGATGATGCAGATGCCCAGACTGTCGGAATTGTCGCCTTCGCCGTTCTCGTCAAAGTCCCGGACGTGGGCGCCCTGCCAGTAGTCTGGCCGGCCCTGTTGGAGCTCGGCGGTACCGGTGATGACCGCGTTGTAGCCTATGCCTGACCAGCCGCGCTCCTGGTGCCATTGGTGGATGTCTGCGGCGGTATCTCCGCGATCCTTCGGGCTGTCGCTGATATGGACGACAAGGAATTGGATCTGTCTCATTTTAGGAGGCTCCAATCATGGCAACGGCCGCGCTGAACAGTTCTTTCCGCATGGCAAAGGCAATGCCGCCAATTCCAAGAAGCACCCACACGGCACCGGCAAAAAACCAGACCTTGCGGGCCAGCCCGGTGACGTTCTTATCCAGCCCGCTTATTGCTCCCCTGGTGGCTTCATCGCTTTTATCCATGCGCTGCTGGCTGTGCTCCAGATAATCCTTCAAGGCCTGCTGGGTCTCTTTGTGGTTTTCCTTCTGGTCTTCAGCCAGGTTCTGGAGATCCTTATGCAAGCCGGCCACGGCACTTTCCAGCGCGTTCACTCGCGGGTGCAGGTCCTCCAGGTGTCTGAGCCTTGCCGCCCAGTCGAGGGCGACCATCTCTTGCAGTTGCATAGATTCAGCCTTTTCTGGCGGCATGCCGTCTCCCTAATTCCACAACTGGACGGTCGCTTTGGTCGGTTGAGTGGTCACCTCTGGCACCTTGACCAGGGTTCCCGTTGGAATGATGGGGCCGATATCGGCCAGCCCCGGGTTGGCCTCGTATACAGCTTCGGTAACACCGGCCGTTTTTCCGTAGATCCGGTAACAGATGCGGTCTACGGTGTCGCCCTGTATGGCCCTGACTTCCCGCATCAGATCAGCTCCACCGTGGTGCGGTGAACGCCGCGGATATCGGAAAGAGCCCAGGATGCGTCACGCCTCAGATCATCACTGGTCAGGTTCATGGCTTCGGCCTGTTCGTGGCCGGCGCCGGTGGCGTCGTAATCCCGGTACCGCTCGATCAGGCTGGCTTTGGCCAGGCACCAGACCGCTCTCAGGTAGAGGCGGACATTGGTTCCCATGGGTTGCCAGTCAGCGTTCGGCACTTCTTCCAGCGTGTTGAACCCTTGGTCCATCTGGGCCTTCATGAACGCGGACAGCGATCGGTTCACGTCGAACATGCCTGCCTCGAGGGCGTGCACGGCCCGCTCGTCTGGGACTGTGCCATCCAGGCGCATGGCATCCCGGAAATCCTGCAATTGCAGATCAGGGAAGAAGGGCGCGTTGGGGATGGTTACTGGCTCGGTGGTACCACCGGCTGCGATCAGGCTCATGGTGCCTCCGGGTGAAGGCGGTGGACGGGGCCGTAGAGCTTCCGGCGTAGCCTTGGCTCAGGGCCCCGTGCCGCCTGGCGTCGGGGTGCCGACTCGGGTCCGGCTATTCGCCGGAATTCTTCAGGTCTTTTTGCAGGCGCTCGATGTCCTTTTTCACGCCGGCGCGATCGTTCAGTTCCAGGGCGCGCTGCAGTGACACCAGTGCGGTTTCCTTGTCACCAGCGTCACGCTCCAGATAACCCAGAGCTTTGAACAGCTTCGATTTCACCTGGTCGTGCATGTCGGCATCCGCGAAGTACTCCACCGTGCGGTGCAGTTGCTCCAGGATCTCTTCCTTGCCCTCCGCTTCGGCGTCCAGCTTCAGGGCAAAGTCGGCCACTTGCTCGGCCACCAGGTTGGCGGTTTTGCGCTGGTACCGGTCTGGGGTTTCCAGGCCGTGCTTCACTGCGTATTCAGCAATGTCGAGACCGGTCTTCAGCTCGCCCACGTCCAGGTACCAGACCATCAGGGTCATCAGCACATCGTCTTGCTGGCCCAATCCTGCTTCCAGTACACCCGTAACGTAGCCTTCGTAGTTGGGCAACATTTCTCGCTTGGCTTCCACCTTGCGCTCGATGCTCTGCAGATCGTGCAGGCGGCGGCTGTCCTCGATGATGGCCGCTTTGTGCAGGTTGTACGCATCGCCTGTGGGGCGCGATGGCGTGGCTGCGGCCTGTTCCCTTGCTGCCTGTTTGATCTGGAAGCGTTTGGCTGCCGGGCTCAGTGTGGCGGACCCGGCGGACTGGCGCTGGTATGGGTTAGCCTGGCCCCGGGCCTGTCGATCGGCTTCCTGGCGCTGGCGTTCTTCACTCTGTTTCCGTGCTTGTTCCTGTGCTTCGGCCTGGGCCGCCTCGCGGGCGGCCCGGGTTTTCTCGAAGCGTTTCTTGGCTGGACTGACCATTACGCCCCCTTTACACCAGTGTGATGTTCTCAACCACCGCGCCGGCGCCGAAGTCTTCCACTACGTAAGCCTCGTTAGAGGATTCGTAGTTTTCGATGCGGTTGCGCTTGGGGTTGTCCAGGATGTGCCGGCGGCGGCCGCCGTTCTGGAAGTAGATGGACAGGTTCTCCATCGTGGTGATCATCATGGTGCCATCCGGAATGAACGGTACCTGCATGCCCTGGATACCGCCGATGCGCTTCTGGCTGACGATCAGGTCCAGTGCCTGCTGCTCAGTCGGAGCGTTGTCCTGGTTGATCAGCGGGAAGTACTTGTCGCTCATCAGGGTGCGGCCGATCAGAACGACTAGGTCCGGGCTTTCGCGGAACCAAGGATCCAGCATGCTGTGGACTACGTCGTAGACCAGGGCATCAAGATTCTTGTAGTCGCCGCCGGCGCCAACGTTCACCGCGCCAGAGGCAGCGGCCACTTCATCCAGAACTCGCTCCGGATAGGTGGTTCGGTAGTGCTGCAGCCAGCCGATGTTCACGTCCTGCAGGAGTGGGTTGGTCGCGCGGTCCGTTTCCGCTGCGGCACTGGTGCCGTTGAACCCGATCATGATCCGATCGAGGGCCTGCTGGCGCACAATCGCGTCACGAAGCATGGCCTGGAATTGCGGGAATTTGGCCCAGGCATCGATCTTGGCGTAGGGCACGGCGGTGTCGAACTCGGTCAGGAAGCACTCATAACCGTTGGCGCCCATGTCGCTCAGATCGCGCGGGGTGCGATCCTTGGCGGAGACATCGGTGCGGCCGGCGATGGTTGAACCAACACCCATGCCGATCTTCTCGCCTTTGATCTCATCCACGCCGATGACGTTGATGCGACGCAGGAAGTCGCTGGACTCCTGGATGCGCCGTTCCAGCCGCTGCTGGACGGAAGGTTCTACGGCGAAGGTTTCCGCCGCGGACTCCACACCGTTGAGCTTCGCGATCTGCTGACGAAGCTTGTTGAACTGTACTCTGGATTCGTTGCGCATAGTCTGACTTCCTCAGCAGTCGGTAAGAATTGCGTCCTGGCCACCAGTGGCCGGGGTGCGGGAGTGTTTGGTGGTCGGGGTGCTTTCCAGCTCCTCCTTCAGGTCGTTGAAGCTTTTCTGAAGGGCTTCATGCGCCTGCTTCAGCTGGCTGTATTCGTGGTTCATCTCGTCCATGGAGCTGCGCAGCTGCTGACCATCGGTGACAAACAGTTCCAGCGTCTTCTCCAGGTCAGACTTG